GCTCAAACCCATACTCTACTCCATCTATTGTAATAAACTTTTGTAGGGGTAAATCTATATTGTTAAAGAAGTTAATTAAATCTTGTCTAATAGCAATGTATGTATCTATATTCAATTGCTGTATATACTCTAATGGAAAATCGCATAGGTGATGGAACAAACAAGCCGTTATAGCTTCTTCTTCACCAGCATATGTGTCCAAATCTTTTCTTAAAGCTAAATACTTCTTTAAACTTACTGCACTCCATTTGGTAGGTACTTCTATTTTAATTTCTTGCTTCATTATATCTTATTTGATTTTGGTGTTGTAATTACTTTACCTTTAGGTACTGCCCATTGTTCTGGGTTTATTAAATCCATATTCATTACTATTGTTTCAGTAATAGGAATTGTATTAACACTCTTTTCTGCTAATAGTGCTTGTACTCTAGCTTCTGCTGAATTCCTTTGTTGAATTGTAGCAGTTAAATAAGCCTTAGTCTTTCTCAATTCTTCTAATAACTCTACGTTCTTTTTCTCACTCATAGCCACATAGGTAGCCATTTCCATAAAGTCCTGTTGTGTTAGGTTGTTTAAATCTACTTCGTTTTCCATATTATATTTGTTTTATCTTACGCTAATTACATAGTTGCCGGCAGCTGTTGCTTTATTACTTAATTTCATCATTGAAGCGTAACGAGCTGCATCTATTAAGTGATTATTAAAATCTATTGGTCTATCTAATTGTTTACCGAATCTATCACTACTCCACTCATACGAATAGAACTCATTGATTAGATTCTGACATGTCTTAGGTATGTTTATCTTATAGTTCTGCATTACCTGAATACCAAAATTAATACTATCCTTTCCTTTGATTACAGGCTTTATATTAAATCCTTCTCTATATAATTCTTCTATTAGTCTTGGTTCTGCACTATCAGCCCATATCTCCTCTCTACCTTTCACTACTCCTTTCAACATAGTCACTATATCGTTTGTCACCATTCCTCTTTCATAACAATGCTCTATAATGTATAGCTCGTTATTGTATTTCCAAATGCTAGCCAATGCAGTAGGGTCTGAGCTATATCCAAAGTCCAAACCAAATGCTATAAACTCTGCATCATCCGGCAACCATTCACATTGAGTAAATTCAAATATAGCTTTCTCATTACCTACCCATTCTCCTAAACCATATACCTTCCATGCTTTTTGATTAGTATGTTTTAATTCCTCAATGGCTTTCTTAACTGTGGTATCTAAATAAGGATTGTTCTTATATGTTGTAAAGAATCTGCTACAATCACCCATTACTCTTATCCAATGATATGGAGATACAGTAGGGTTATAACTTAATACGATTGGACCTGTTGTACGAATTTGTAGCTGGAAGTATGATTCTTCATCTATCTCATTTGCTTCCTCTAACCAAAGGATAGTACTCTTTAATCCTCTTAGCTTCTCAGCATCATCGGTTGATATAAACTGAATTATTGAATCATTATAGAATGTGTATATCCTATCTGATATATTGAAATCATTCTCATTCCATATATCCAGCAATTGCATTACATCCTTAAAATCCTTCATTACAGTCCTTTTAAGCGATGGTATTGTCTTTCTTACTATTGTTATTATCTCTTTCCTTTCAAGCGCTTTAACGATACACCATTGAAGTAATGCGTATGTCTTACCACTACGTGTTCCTCCAATATGATGTGTCACTCTTGTTGGTGAATTATCCTGATTGGTATAAGTGATGGTTGTATTAATTTCCAGATTCATCTAATATCTTTTGAGTTACATTTACAGTAATCTGCTCTATCCTTTGATTCACCTCTGCTTTCACTTCCGTTCTACTCAACTTAGGTATTGTATATTCTAATAGCTTAAATGCTAATTCTAATGCAGCTTGTGGGTCTTTCTTCTTAATCTCCTCTAAATCTTTTGATAGAGTTGATAGGGTATTATCTACTGCTCTTGCTATTGAAAGCTTAACCATCTCCGTACTGCGGTTTACAGCTCCTTTCGGTCTTCCCTTACTTAACTTATGTCCGTTTTCAAACTTAGCCATTATATTCCATTATTTAATTGGTTTGTTATAATCTAACACAATCTATCACCTGTGTAGTGAACGTATCAGGAGACCACCTAAGAATTAGTTTTAAAGGGATTCTCTATTGTTTCTCTTAAATGCTTCTTAGCTCTTTTGATTTGTGTGAAGGAGGTGGATTTGCATATCTTAATCTCTGCTGATAACTTTTCTAATGTCATCTTATCATCAAAGAAATATAGTTGTGCTAATTTAGATGCTGGCCATAGTTTAGTTCTTTCCATATTCTTTAGCTCATCTATTACCTGATTGTATGCTCTATCTATCTTTTCATCTGAATCTATATCGTATTCATTATCAGGCATGTCACATTCCGTATCAGATTGGTATTGGATTTTCTTATCTCTCTTTACTTTGTTTAGGAATCTACTTTTAAGGAATGAATAACAATACATTACATTGAATGATTGTCCCCACCATAAAGCAGGATTAACTCTTTCTCCTAAGTAAACATAAAGCTCTCCAACTAAATCTTCAGCTACATCTTTATCCTTTACAATATTAAAGGTAGCTGCTATTAACCAAGGGTGAGATTCTCTATACAATACTTCTAATCGTTTTGTATTTTCTAATCTCTTATTCTGCATCTTTAGTTCTTACAAATTGTCTCAAGTCCGAAACACATAATCCCCATAGACCTGATGATGATTTACAACTGCATGGTTGATTTATTCTTTCACCTCTTATACGATTACATTTCTCCCATAGATTACCCATAAGGTGCTCGGGAAGAAACGATTTAATTCCTTCTAAGTGTTCTCTTAACTCTTGAAACTCTTGTAAGTTAAGCGGTGCGTATTTGCTTTCAGGTACAGGTGCTTGTTCTGACATATATTATAATTTAATTCCTTCGTTACATCCACATAATTCGTTTAGATATATTCTTCTGGCTTCACAACCACAATCATCTGAATGGAAGAATCTCTTAGCTATCCATCCTGCTAAGTCTTTACCATGTCCAAGCGTGATTACGTTTATTAATCCATCTACTATGTTTCCTAATTTAATTATGCACATTTGATAATCTATTTAATTTTGTTCTCCAATGTAATTGATTTTCTGAACGAGTCAGATATTCTAAATTAACTGGATTGTTATTATGTTTGTCCAAATCTTTATGATTAACTTCTTTGCCTTTAGGAATCTTACCTAAAAATGTTTGAGCTATCAATCGGTGTCCTCTCCTCCAATATCTTTGTTTAGTTTTACCTTTACCTACGAATAATCCATAGTATAAATACCCTGATGGATGTGTACGTGGTCTTAGTATTCTTAGTTCTCCTTTAGGATTGTAACGAGGTGATACCTTTGTTGTGTAAATTAATCCATCACTACCAGCGTAGTAATCAGGGAATCCTTTTAAATCTTTAATTTCAATTTTTGCCATTGTATATTGTTTGTGTGTATAAATATTAGTAGTTCAGAAAAGTAAGCATAAAAAAGAGAGACTGGAAATGACACCAGCCTCTCAAAATATAGGGTAAGCTGAAGGAGGATAAAATATAAAAATGGCAATTTAGATAAGAAAAAGACCTCCAGCTTATTATAAGTATTCAAACGTAACATATTGTCCCTAATCTTTTTTATCTTCTTCTACTCTAATGTAGTTTTTTAATTCTTCTGCTGGGATTTCAAAATCAATATCTCCTACGTTCTCTGCGTATTTTGATGCTAACTTAGCCCAATCTAAATTCTCAAATACAAATGCCATTTCTTCTTTGGTCACTTCATTTGATTTCTTGCTTAAAATTTCATTCAAGTTCATATTATTGTTTATTTAATTTCTTTTGTAGTATTTCAATTTCTCTATTCAATGCATCTAATTTGTAAACAGTAGCAAATTTAGTTTCTAAATACTCTGTATCTAATACATCTACAAATGCTCTTTTCATTTCTTTCTCCAATGCTAATTTAGATTGTGCCTGATTGTAAGCATCTATTTTATTCTTATCCCAATCTACTTTGCTTTCATCTATTCCTTTGAACTTAGGTCTATCAACATAAGCCTGTAACTCTTTAATCAAATCAGTAGCATCTTCTTTATCTAACTGAAAGGATAGGGATAGTACAACTCCCTCATTTGTTTTTTTAACTTCTAACATATTTTTTATTGTTTTGTAAAGATACTAAATAAATCGCAAACTACCAAATTTATTGTAGTCTATTTTCTTGTCTTACGAATTCAATATAGTTTTCAATATCTTCTTCAAAGAAATCCATATCACAAGCTTGAATACAAAAATCAGAATATGTATCATGCTCTTTACTATGAATTTCAAAATGAATACCTTCTTTAGAAAAACTAATTTCTACTTCATTTTTATCATCTTCATAAATTTTTCTTACCATTTTTTTATTTTTTAATTGTTTATAATTTGTTTGGACAGACCACTCTTTAGGGATTTTTCACAATCAATGTCAAGCCTTTTACATTACTTTCATTATTGGTAACTAAAGAGTGTCTACAGAAACATTACCAACTCCACTAACATATTATCACTTACACCATTTTTGACCTGAAGGTTATCTACTCTTTATTTAAGAGATACCATGCCTCCGTATATTCATTGCATTATAACACAAGGAATGTTCAAGGGTCTGTTCGTTTTAAAGTTTAAAAGGTTTATGAGTTTATGTACTAATAAATACAATCGAGAAATCCCAAAGAGCAATTTTAGTAGTTTTATTTTGTAAAGATACGAAATTATTTTTATATTACAAAACTTTCTTATTGATTATCTTATAAAAACGGATAACCCCTTTTGCCTGTAATCTATCCATTTCAGGCTTAACATGCAATACTGAACCTACATACATAGCATCATTATCAGACCATGCCCATATATCATCAATGGTAATTGGTTTAGTACCTTTATCAGTTTCAATTAAGAATTGCACTTTGTATTTTTTACCAGTTTCTTTTCTTAATATAAACTTTTCTTCTTCTACTCTATCCTGC